GCCAGCGCCTCACTGCCGTCGTCCTCGCGCAGATGGTGAAGACCGGCTCAGTGCCAGCGGGCCTCCTGTTCTCCGGGCCGTCTGGGAGTGGCAAGACCACCGCGGCCCGGATCCTCGCATCCGCCCTCACCGACGCCGAACTCGGCTACATCGAGGTGGACGCCGCCAGCAACGGTGGGGTGGACGCCGTCCGGACGATGATCGACTCTCTACGGTTCGGCACCGGCGAGCCTCGCGTCATCGCATACGACGAAGCCCAGTCGATGAGCCGGGAGGCGTACAACGCTCTCCTGAAGACGCTGGAGGAACCACCGCCCGGCGTGCACTTCATCCTGATCACCACCGAGCCGGAGAAGATCCCGGAGACGGTGAAGACCAGGGTGATGGAGTTCGAGTTCCAGCGCATCCCCACCGAGGCGATCTTCGACCGGATGGTGCAGGTCGTCACCGCCGAGAAGATCAACATCACCGGTGACCTGCTCCGGCTGCTCACCCACCGGGCGCAGGGCAACCTGCGCACCGCGCTGACCCTGCTGGACCAGGTGTGGCGTGCCGGAATTGGCACAGTTGAGTCATTTCTGGACCTCCTCGGAGAAGAAGATTTTGCTCCGGCGCTCATCGCAGCGAGTGCCAACGGCGACTTGGAGCAGGTGTTCATCGCCTTCGAAACCCAGATGGCGCGTGGGGGCAACCCCGGCGTGATCGTGAGTGGGCTGGTGCACTGCTTCCGGGATGTGCTGGTGCTGCGCTCCGGGGGCAAGATCGCCACCACCGGGCCCGGTCTGGAGGCCCGGATGGAACTGGCCACTAGGCTCGGCCCAGACCGGATCGTCTCCGTGATCAAGTTGCTCTGGGATCTTCGTACCCGTGTCCGCGCCAGCGACGATCCGGTCTCCAACGTAGAACTCGTTCTCGTGCTGATGACCGACATGTTCGCGCGTGGCAAGGCCGCCGCGCCGCCGATAGTTCATGCTGTCAAGCCCGTTACCGCGTCGATCCCCGTGCAGGCTCCGCAGCGTCCTTTGACACCGGAAGAACTTCGTCAACGTTTGGCTGGTCGCTGATATGTGGATTCTGCTTATGCTCGCTGCGATGGTGCTGCCTGAGGCGGGGGTCCTTCTGGCCGCCTGGCTACTTCACCGACGACGAGTGCGGCGGGGTCTCCAGGCCGTGTACTCCCTAGCGGCGGAGTTGGTCAGCCACTGCATGCACTGTGGCCGCATGGTCCGCCAGGGCATCGGCTACTGCGACGTGGTCTGCCGACACGGCTACGAGCGACGATTCAGTTCGTCGCACTGGACAGACTCGGATTAGGTGTGCTATAGTCCAGACAGGTCCTCGTGGTGGTGGGCTGTCTCCTAAGAAGGCCCCGGGTAGTCCTTTCCCCGGGGCCTTCTTCGTGCCTGCCGATAGTTGTGGTAAAGGCTTCGGAGGCGAATCGCCATGACTACTTGGCCCCCCAGTATCCATCAGGACGTGACGGATACCATCAACTCACTACTGACCCTTGCTCCAGGGTCCGCAGCGGTCGGTTCCGTGCCGGTGGTGAGCAGCACGGGCGTCGTCACGTATGGCATCCCGGCCACGTCGGGCTTCATCTTCTACGACCCCACCGGGGGTTGGCCGTCCTCACCGAGCGTGGGCAAGTTGGTCTTCTACTCGGTCGGCTACCCGTCGGCTCCGGCGCCCACGACCGGATCGAATGACTCGGTCTGGTTCTTCTCTCCCTCATGACCACCGCTGCGGTTGCTCGACTTCTGGCAGGCACGTGGACGACAGTTCTGGGTACCGGGACGCCAGTCACCCCGCCTCCCTCGGGTCCGCCTCCCTACACGCAGGACTCTGGTCTGGGCACGAACGGCGGACTGGAGCCCACGGGCTACACCAGTTACTCCTCGCTGTCCGGAGCGACGATCGTGCAGCGGCTCACCGCGGCAGGCACCCACGTCATGTCGGTGGGCCCTGGCACCTACACGCTGGCGGGCTTCTCCTCCAACGCCTACGACAGCAATCACGTCGCCACGTCTGCGGGGTTCATTGGCGCGGGGTCGTCAAAGACGTTCCTGACGATGGCGGCCGGTTCTTCCAGTGGGGCGGCCTTCACTTCCAACACTAATCCGTACACGGCGCTGCGGTTCAACACCGATCCCGGTGGTTTCTTGGAGGACTTCACCTTCACTGCGACCGCGCAGTCAGTCTCGGACAACTCCGGCAGCAGCCACAATGCCAATAACACCTACAACGGCATCTCCATTGTGGCATCCGACTGGACGATCCGGCGGATCAAGGTCCTGGGTGTTCCCGGCACCTATTCTGCCCCTCCTGGTGAGACGTTCCCGCTGAATCTCTTCAAGGCCTACGGAACCATTCTCATCGAAGATGTCGAAATCGATGGACAGGGTGCCTCGGCATCCAACCTCGGGGTCAACGGTACAGGTACGAGTGCCACGGTTGGTACCACGAACATGACGGTCAACCGGATGTACTCGCATAACAACCCGTATTCGGGGGGTATTGCGCTGTGGGAGTCGAAGGGCTCCTTCACCTTCAACGACTGCACATTCGACATGTGCCGCTGCTTCTGGAACATCGAGCGCATGACTGGAACGGTAGACCTGTACCGGCCTCGCATTGGCACCCTGCATACGTTGGGTGCGGCAGTCACCGGCATCTTCTGTGAGGCGGATGCTACGTGGGGTGCAACCGATGCGAAGAACTTCCGGTTCAACATCCACGACCCCCGCAACCTGGATGACACTCCGTACACCGGTTCGCCCATCTCGGTTCTTTACGGATCAGCCAATGATGGGGGCACGAACTACTACGGTCGTTCGAACTTCCGGTGCTACAACGCATCTGGGACGGACATCTCCTCTTCGTTCTACTCCACCGGTGGAAACCCCTACAACTAGGAATAGATCATGACTCTTCTACAGTGGCGGATGGACGGTACCAATGGTGCCGCTCTCACCACCGCCAACTCTGGGTTCACCTCTATCATCGCTTCGGGTAGTGCGACGGCGGTCTATTCGACCGGCGCCGCCTTCCAGGGCAGCACTGGTGCTGTTTTCACATCTGATGGCACCAATGCTTCTATCGCCGTGGCGACGTTCAACGCTTCGTGCACACAGTGCGCTATCTCGATCGCGTTCAAGATTCCCGCTTCCACCCCCGCAGCGGACTATGGTGTCTTCACTGTCTATGACACGTCAAGTGCCCGCTGCTTCGGTTTCGCGTACCGGTCGAATGGCTATGTCATTTTCAATGACAAGGGAAACACTTACACCACCCTGCTGACGGCCGCGCAGGCGACTGCTAACACGTACTTCCGGTTCGAGATTCAGGTCTCGGCTCTGTCAACGACTGCCGGTACCTTCAGCGTTCAGGTGTACAACGCCGCAGGCACCCAGGTGGGCTCGACGGTGAACGTGTCGAACGGCAACCTCGGCACCACGGCGATGAGTTACACCCATCTCGGTGCGACTACTGCTACCGCATTCACCGCGACTCTGGACTCCCTCCAACTCAACGATGGCAGCACCAGTCCGATCGGGCTGCTGTCCACGGCTACCCCTCCGACCGCGAGTGCGACGGTCTCGAACAACATTTCGGTGATCGACGCCAGTGCATCGCACACGAACGACAGTGGCACGCTGACCTTCTCCATCTCCCCCGGCACCGGGCTGACCTTGCTCGCCCCAGGGATTTGGAAGGCCACCCCACAATCCACCTCGACCACCTACACCTACACCGTCACGGATTCGGTGGGCTCGTCCAACACTGCGACCGGCACCGCTGTCGTCCCCGCGGCCACGGCGACGGGCATCGCCAGCAAGGTTTTGGTGGGCGGAGTCTGGACCTAACCTGCCTGTCGATGGTATAGGCATGGCTGAAACTCCCTTCGACGCGCCGCTGGATGAACTGGCGGCAGCCTTCGAACTGCCGGAGTACATCGCTGAGGACGAAGTTCTGTCCGGGTTGTACCACGAAATCGTGCTGCGCCTCCGCCGTGAGGCCGCGGGGCTGCCGATGAAGACGGCCCACATGCTGCTCATTGAGCGCATCGCATCCTTCTACGTGACCATCCGGTACAAGGAGAATCACCAGGAGTTTCGGGGCTACCAGCAGAAGGAATTCAACACCTACTGGCTGAGTCTGACCCAGGAGTTCAACAAGGTGCTCCAGGCCAACGACGAGAAGTTGCGTGAGGCCATGCTGATCGAGATTCAGACGATCGTCTCGGATACTCTGAAGTTGATCACCGACCCCGCTGACCGGCAGAACGTGCGCCGGAAGTTGTCTGAAGAATTTGCAAAGATGGAGGTCTGAAATGGGTTACGTGTTCCCCAACTCGATGCTGAAGATCGACAAGGACGGCAACACCGTCATGTCGGATTCTCTGGAGCCTGGCGAGAAGATGATCGATGGCACGACCTACGACCAGATCGTGGCTGGTGAGCACGCCGATCCGTCCCCGGTGGACACGAACCCGACGACCGTCCTCACGGTGGACGAGTCCGGTGTGAACACCGCTCTCGTGACTTCGGATGGTCACCTGGTCACCCGTCTGCTCCCGCTGGAACTGCGGGCCGCGGAGAACGCTGCGGTGGCTGCCGCCGTGGCTGCTGCACAGCCCACGGCGAACGAGCCCGTCACGGCGCAGCGCGCTGAGGCGAATGACTCCGAGCCCATCGCTGACGCCCAGGATGCGCCCCAGGCATGAGCGCCCTCGATGACTGGAACATGATTGTGTTCCTGACCGGTGGTGTGGGTCCATGCTCGCTGGACCGCTCCCCGAAGAGCAACTGGGTGCAGAAGAACGGCGGCCTGCCGAACTACATCTGCCACATCGCTCGCGCGATCACCGGGAACGGCCATTCCATCAACGAGGCCATCCCCATGGCGATCGGTACGGCCAAGCGCTGGGCTGCCGGGGGCTCGACCAACGGAACCGCCACGGCGAAGAGGGTGCACCCAGCCACCCAGGCCAAGGCCGCCGCCGCTGTCGCCCAGTGGGAGGCGCTGCGCGCTCGTGCACATGCCGGTCACGTCGTCAAGGCCACCCACCCTCTAGGCGGCCAGTACCTGATGCTGACCGACATCGGCTCGTTCAACACCGAGATGGTCCGGCAGGCGTGGTCCGCGATGCAGCGTGACCTCCAGTTGGGCCACCGGCCCTACGACCCGGATAACGACGGCGACGACGACTCCCCCGAGTTGGCCTCGGGCTACATCATCGAACTTGGTTCGGACTACATCATCGTGGAGTACTACGACAAGGATGGGGTCGGCGCCAGTTTCGCTCGCTATCCTTACACGGTCGAGGGCAACACCGTTTCGTTCGACAACCCTCAGCAGGTGAAGCAGGCCTACGTCCCGGTCAGCGATGATGACCCGAATCAGCCCGACGAAGACGGCGACGACGACTCGCAGGAGCCGGACGACGAAGACGAAGAATTGACTCCCGAAGAGGAGCAGGCAGCCAAGGACGAGAACCCGTTCGTCGGCTACACGCCTCTGGAGAAGATCACGCGCGCTGCGGGGTACTAAATGAAGATGCGTGACATGGCTGAGTTCTTCTCTCAGCCAGAGCCGCCTCCCCCCACAACGGTCGAATCGATCTTCGAAGAGGAGCCCGTCTCCCTCGACGTGTTCATTCGGGACAAGAAGTACCTGGGCTCCGAGTGGAATCTCTCGCCCATCCAGGCCGAGTCCGTGCGCACGATCGAGCGGATCTACCTGCCTTCGTTGTACCCCGAGATGGCGAAAGAGTTCGGTGGCTACTGGGCCGAGCCAATGCCGATGAAGAACATCATCACCCTCCAGTGGGGCAAGGGATCCGGCAAGGACCACGTCTGCCGTATCTCGTCCCTCCGGGTGGCGTACCTGCTGCTCTGCCTGAAGAGCCCGCTTCAGTACTTCGACATGCCGGAGGACGACTCCATCCACCTGCTGAACATCGCAGCGAACTCGGCTCAGGCGAACCGGGCGTTCTTCACCCCGCTGACCAAGTCGGTGAAGCGTGGGTGGTTCGCGGACAAGGCAGACCCGAAGCGCGACTCCATCCAATATGCCAAGAACATCGAGTCCGTCTCTGGGCACTCTGATGCAGAAGGGCAGGAAGGATTGAACATTCTGCTCGGTGTCGCGGATGAGATTGATGCGTTCAAGGCCAGTGACGAGATGGTGGGCCAGGGCAAGCGAGCCCGTGAGGCATCCACCTCCGCCGAATCCATCCTGAAGATGCTGAAGGGTTCGGCCTCGACCCGATTCCCTGAGTCCTACAAGCGCGTGGCCATCTCCTACCCGCGCTACGTCGGCTCCACGATCCAGCGGCTCACTGCCGAGGCGGAGGATGACATCAAGGAGGTCGGACCGACCTCGATCTACTTCGCGTCCGGCCCCTATGCCACGTGGGACGTGAACCCCCGCATCAAGGGCAAGGAGTCCTTCGCTTCTGACTACCGGCGCAACCCGGTGGAGGCCGCGGCCATGTACGAGTGCAAGCCGCACCTCGCGACCGACCCGTACTTCCGCAACTTCGAAATCTTCAAGCAGGCGATCGATGCTGAGGATCAGCCGCTGCATGTGGACTACGAACTGGAGAACATCAAGTCCAAGCGCACCGGCTCAGTCCAGCAGGTGTGGACGCCGAAGTTCGACTTCGCCTCCGACTTCGTTCCCGTCCAGGGTGCGCGCTACGCCCTCCACGGCGACCTCGCCATCAAGGGCGACCGGGCCGGTATCGCCATGGCGCACGTCGAGCGCTGGGAGTACAAGAAGGACGTTTTACAAGACGAAGAGGGCGGTGACTACGAGGTCTTCACCTATGCGCCCCACGTCAAGGTGGACTTTGTCATCTCATTCGAGGCCGACCTGAGCATCATGCCCGCCCGGGAGATTCAGATCCGCTGGGCTCGGTCACTCGCCTACCTGCTGATCAAGCGGGGCTTCGTCATTGACCGGTTCACCTTCGACGGCTTCCAGTCCACCGACTCCATGCAGATTCTAGAAATGCATGGCATCACGAGCGAGAAGGTCTCGGCTGACCGCACGGACGATGTCTGGATGACGCTGCGGGATGTGGCCAGCGATGGCCGTCTGAAGATGCCGTACGACCCGCTGCTGCTCACCGAACTCGGTGCTCTGTCCCGCATCGGGGGCAAGGTGGACCACCCTCCGCACGGCTCGAAGGATCTTGCGGACGCGCTCGCCTGTGCCGTGACTGGGGCCATCAATGCGGGCGGTGAAGAAGATGTCGATGGTACCGAGGTAGAAGTCGGTGCCACCTATTTCGATCTAGGTGAGGCTCTGACCCCTCTAGAGGGGTTGGAGGACATGGACGTGTTCCAGCCGGATGGGGCTTTCGCGCCACTTCTTGGGATGAAGGAGGTGCAGCACGATGAGTTCTTCGGTTGGTGACAACTCTGATCAGACCGAGCAGAGAAGCCTCAAGGGCATCGATGAGCATCAGGACAAGAAGCCTGATCCCAAGTCGTATGAAATCGAAATCGGCACTGACCTCAACATGCCGTTCAGCACGCCGTTCAACGGCACTGCTCTCGGCGTGCAGAAGACTGCTGACGAAGAACTCCAGGAGATTCGGCGCAACTCCGGCTGGGAGGTGGATGAGGGGCCGACCGTTCGGCAACTGGTCACCATGCGCCGTATGGACGGCCAGGCCCGTGCGCTCTACCGCCTGCTCTCGCTGCCTGTCCGTGCCGCGCTGAAGTCCGCGACGTTCATTCCGGCCAAGGGCGGCACGGCTGAGGCCGACTTCATCTCGAAGGTCTTCACCACGCCCCCCGAGGGCGGCGGAATGTCCGTCACCTTCCACCGGGTGATGAGCCAGATCCTCCAGGGGCTCTTCGACGGCTTCGCGCCCTTCGAGAAGATTTTCTGGGTCCCGGACTACGGTCCCCTCAAGGGCAAGATCACGCTGAAGAAGTTGGCCTACCGGCCCAGCGAGACGATCACCTTCATCACCGACCGGCAGGGCCACTTCCGAGGCTTCCGCCAGCGCGCCGTGATCATGGGCAAGGCCCTCGACGCATACATCCCCGCCTCCAACGCGTTCTACTACGCGGCCCAGGAGGAGGAGCGGAAGTTCTACGGAATCTCGTTCTTCCAGAGCGCCTTCTACCACTACGACAAGAAGGTCAAACTCTATTACATCGCCCACGTGGCGGCCCAGCGCTCCGCTGTCGGCACCCGAGCAGGCACTTACCCGCTGAACGCGAACAACGCGCAGCGCGGTGAGTTCGCCAAGTCGCTGTCGAACCTGAGCCTCGCGCAGTTCATGCTCATGCCTGAGAACTTCAAGGTGGAGATGCTGAAGGAGTCGGGCACGTTCGACTTCCTGGGCTACATCAACCACCACAACAGCCAGATGAGCAAGAGCGTCCTCGCGGCGTTCTTCGACGCGAACACCGGTGCCGGAGCGAATGAGGGCTCCTTGGTGTCCTTCGCCGCCCCCGGCGACGACATGTTCCTGATGATGCTGCGCGCCGTGATGGACGACATCGCTACGGCGATCAACCACTACATCATCCCGCAGTTGGTGGACTTCAACTTCGAGGGCGGCAAGTACCCGGTCTTCAGTTGGGGCGAACTCACCGACGAGCAGCGTGCCGCGGTGGCGAACTCCTTCGACAAGTTGTCCATCGCTGGCCAGACGATGAACGTCACGCCCGAGTTCATGCGTGCTCTGGAGCAGAAGCAGGCCAAGGAGATGGGCCTGGAAATCGACTACGACGCAGTCGAGAAGCGCGAGCAGGAGCAGCAGCAACAACTGGCTGGCGGCTTCCCGGGGATGCCTGGTGGGCTTCCTGGCATGGGCATGCCAGGTGCCTCCCCGATCGCAGCCGGTCCGGGCGCTCCGGGCGCTCCCGTCCAGCCCTCGATGGTCCCACCGAACCGGCTCACCCCGGGCGCTCCGGGCACCATCTCGCCGGTGCCGGGTCAGACGGGCATGCAGCAGGCCGCTGGTCGGACGACGACGCAGTTGAGTCCCGCGCAGCGCGTGGAGGCGTTCCAGTCCTCGCTGGCCAAGTTGACCGACGAGCCCGATCGGTATGAGAACCTGTTGCGCCTCGCGTCAGAGATGCTGGACGAGACTCCGGAAGAAGATCAAGAGCCGTTCTGATGACCTCGTACCGCGACCAGATCAGTGCCACCGTTGGTGCTCACAGCGCGGTCAACTCGCTGGAGTCACAGGCACGTTCCCGTGTGGCAGCACTGATTCAGCAGTATGAAGCCGGACAGATCACTGGCCAGCAGATCCGCTACCGTCTAGAGAATCTGGTGCGCCAGGCGTATCGGGCGTCCGGCGAGATAGGCAGCAATCTGGTCGCTGCCCAGTCCGGACTGGAGGACTGGCAGCCGCAGGAGCGAGTCTTCTCCTCCGCGTACCTGAACGCGCTCCTCATGGATGTGCGCCGGAACCTCCAGGACTACAAGGCCTCGGAGCGGGATGCTCTAGCGCAGCGGCGACTCCAGTTGCGGATCCAGGCCTCCATCGGCGTCGGCACCCAGCGGGGCTACACCGACGCGCAACTCAAGGGCTACAAGGAACTCAAGGACTTCGGCTTCCAACTCCGCAAGGTCTGGTGGGCGAACTTCGTCAACAACACCCCCTGCCCAATGTGTGCTGCGCTGCACGGCAAGGACGTGGAACTCGAAGAGGACTTCGGCCAGGGGCTGGGGACGAAGGTCTACCACAACCTGGAGGGGCCGCCCCGGCATCCGAACTGCCAGTGCACCCTGGTGGTGCTGATCAGCACGCTGGAGAACGCCTACGAGGGCATGAACTTCGATGCCCCACAGAAGGTGGTCACCGACATGTCCACTGACCAGGTTCGCAAGATGCCGCTCGCGTTCTTCTTGGCCGTCGTCAAGACCCTGAAGAAGATCATCTCGAAGTTCGGACACAAGTCATGATCGTCAGCACCAGTACCCGGTTCCTCTTCGACTCCTTTCCCTCCGCCGTGCTGGCGCTGCTGACCGTGCTTCAGGATGCCAGGATTACGGAGAAGGACTACACGTTCTCTGGCCTCGACCCCAAGCAGATCCGTACCAGTGGGCTCGTTCTCACAGGCGACATCACTGACATCTCCGCTGAACTGGAGAAGATCCCGGGCGCCGTCTCCTTCCCGGACTGACTCCGAAAATCTTGTTTGGCTGCTCCGGTCGATAGTCCCTTCGTGGGCGAAATCTTGTTGGCGCCCGACGACAGGAGATGGCCTTGAGCGACCTCGATCCGTACGAGGAGATTCTTCTCCTGAGTCTCGGGATGCGGCACGTCCGTACCCTTCAGGGCGCTGAGTTCTTCCATCTCCCTCTCGGTGCGTTCATTACGCCGGAGGAGATAGAGGCGGCCACGGCAGCCAACGGGGGCGATCTTGCGCAGGATGCGGCCGAGGCAGCGCAGGATGCAGCCGAGGCCCAGTCCGACGAAATTGCGGACAAGGCGGAAGCCGCGCAGGATGCGCAGGCCAAGGCAGCGAACGCTGCTTCCAAGATCGCCAAGTTCAAGTTCAAGGGCGTTCCGCCTGGCGCCCTGGGCACGAAGAGTGAGGCGGAGAAGTCCGCCGCGGCATATGCCAAGAACCCGTCAGCCACGATCTTCAAGAACCTCCCGAGCCACCACCCGTACAACCTGCCCGCAGATCACCCCCGGCACCTTGCTCCCCCCGCTTCCGAGGCGGCTGCCCTCGCGCTGGACCACCAGCATCACCTGGTCAGCGGCAACCCCGACACGCAGTTCCAGCCCCACCCGTCAACGTTGACCGGTCCGAACGAGTTCTCCGTCGGGCCGATGAAGTACAACGTCCCGGCTGGTTCCCGGATGTTCCAGCCCAAGGGCATGCCGAACGTCCGCATCCTCATCACGCCGGACGAGACCGTGCACGCCTTCACCCACGTGGGCGAAGTCGATGTCCCGATGGATCTTCAGCAGGCCTTCGCTGACGTGCTCCCCCCGGGGGCGAAGAGCAACGATCTTTACCAGACGAAGAACTTCGATGTCGCCGCTCCGGTCACCAGCGACCTGAAGGCGCACATCCAGAACACCCACGACACCAAGGCCGCCGCGCGCTATGCCGCAGCCCTGGTGCAGAGCGACCACGCCAACACGGCGGCGGCAGCCGCATCCCCTCCTGCCAAGGGTGCTCCGCCCGTGGAGCCGCCCGCTGCCATGACCCCGGAGGAGGCGGGGCAGCACGCGTCGATCACCGGTGCGCTCATGCACGCGCACCCCGGGGCAGAACTGGTCAACGGTGATGGTGAGACCGAGTTCATCAAGCAGCCCGATGGCACGTGGAAGCACGCGCTGTTCAACGCCACGGTGGATGAGTCCGTCGTCCAGAAGTTGGTCACCTCGGGCGAACTCCACATCAAGGGTGCTGCTCCCGGCCTGACTCATGATTTCAAGGGCATGTCCAAGGAGCAGTGGCTCGCGTTCTTGAACAAGGCTCCCGTAGGGGCCAAGTTCCAGATCGACGGCAAGGACATGGTCAAGGGGGAGGACAAGACCTGGAACGGCATTCCTGCCGAGAAGATGGGCACCCTCCGGCTCATCGCCAACAACTATGAGGACGGCACCGGCCCGGCTATCCCGAAGAAGGAGGCACCGGCCAGCCCGTACTCCGCTCCGCAGGAGGCGTGGAAGGAGTCGCCGGTTCCCACCGGGCCGGACCAGATCACGGCCGCCCAGATTCAGGTTGGGGACAAGGTCAATGGCGACCCGGTCACGAAGACCTTCAAGACCGAGACCCCCGGTCGCGTTCGCGTTGTCACGCGGAGCGAGGCCGGAATGCTCCAGGAGCATTCCTGGCTGAAGACGACCCAAATCGGGGTGGAGCGAGCCAACCACGGTCTGTCGTTCGATGAGAAGTACCCGAACGCGAACAACGGGAAGCCCAACACCGGGAAGTCGATGAACGACTTCACCAACACTCCGGGTGGAGGCACGGCAGGTCAGGGTCTCAACACGCCTAAGAAGGCGGACGCGGGTAGTGTAGAGAAGCCCGCAGCGGCTACCCCGCCGCCCAAGAACGAGAATCTGGCTAAGCCGGAGTATCAGCCATTCGTAGCGCCGAAGGAGAGCAATGTCGGATCAGAAGCCGGAGCAGGAGCAGGTGGAAACCAACCTGCAAGCGGGAACGCTCAGCCCGCAGGATCGGGAAACGTTCCTGCACATGATGGCGGGAACGGCAACGCCAACGCCGGATCAACTGGTGGATCTTCAGAAGCAGTGGCCGGACAGCAACATCCTGATGGCAATGGGGCTGGGCCTGGGGTAATCCCCCCCGAAATCGTCAAGGGTGAACTGCCGCATTCTCCTGCGGTCCAGGCCCTCGCCGCGAAGGGGCTTGTCACCCCGCAGATGGTCGAACTCCACGCCGACAAGGGCGCGCAGTTCTTCCAGGACGCCATCTCCCGGCTCAAGGAGAACAACCCCTACGCTGCTGCTGTCTACGTCCACCCGGTGGACGAGTACAAGAACATGCGGCTCTTCGTCACGCAGGACGGCACCGCTGGCTTTGCCGTCGATGGGAACAACGCCGTCTCGCTGTTCATCAGCCCGAAGTCCCCGCACAAGGGTGGCTCGGTCGCGATGCTCACGATGCAGACCGAACTCGGTGCCCGGCGTCTCGACGCCTTTGACACTGTGCTGCCCGGGATCTACGCCAAGGTCGGCTACGTGCCGTCCGCCCGCGTGAAGTGGGATGACAACTACGCCCCGGACGGCTGGGACAAGAACACCTTCAAGCCGTGGAACAACGGCGAGCCTGACGTGGTGTTCATGGTTCATGATCCTGCCCACTCGGATGGCACGTACCACCCGGGCGAGGGCAAGGTGTTCGCCTCCTACGACCAGGCGGAGGCGTTCACCAAGAAGGCCGCGCTCAACCCGAGCCTGGTCAACCCGGCCAACACCACGCCGGGAGAGGTGCACCACCAGCCCGGTGAAGTCCTGTCCCACCAGGATCTGAAGAGCCTGCCTCCGGGGCACACGGTGGAGCACACGCCCTCCGGAGTTCAGTACACCAGCCAGGGCCAGGGCCAGTTCCTCTCACACAAGAGCAACGGCGTCGGTGATGTCGGCCTGATGAAGACGGCTGCTGACGCGGGCAAGATGGCGTACCACTCCAAGACCTCGGGCGCAGCCCCGGCTCCGGAGAAGGCTCCTGAGCCCCCGGCCGCCACTGAGGTTCCCAAGGCTCCCGCCGCGCCCCCGGCCGCTCCCGCTCCGGAGAAGAAGTCCGGTCCGGCGATGAAGAAGGCCGAGCAGTTGACCAAGGGCGACAAGATCGCCACGGGCACCGTCTTCGGCGTCGATCACATCAACGCGCCCAAGGGCAAGGTCCACGTCTACTACCACAACCACAAGGGCGTCATGCAGAAGGGGGAGTGGAACAAGTCCACTCTCATCGGTTACGAGGCCCCGAAGGCTGCCACGCCTGCTCCTGAGAAGGCTCCTGAGCCCGCAGGATCTGGTGGTGGGGCCGCGCAGCCTCCGACGCCTCCCGAGGCGCCTGCCGCGCCCAGCGGGGGCAATGCGGAGGGGTCTGGCTCGTCCGACTCCAAGCAACTGTGGGAGAACGGTCCGCAGTTCAGCACGCAGGACATCCAGGCGGCGCACGATGCGCTGAAGAACGCCGGTGCGTTCCAGGTCTCCTACGGCTTCAAGAGCATCCCCAGCAACCCGCTGGCGAGCCACCAGGCCGAACTCAAGGCCGAGGCCAAGAAGCAGTTCCCGACGATGCAGCCGAAGGCCGCCGTCGTGAAGTTGCTGCACAACCAACTCTCCCCGGAGCAGAAGGCGGAGAGCAAGGCCGAAGAGGTCGCGAAGATCCACATCGGAGCCAAGGAGCCGAAGCCCACACAGCAGGGCTTCAACGGTGGTGACTACACCGCAGACGAAATCCGGCACGCCATTCAGGCGCTGGAAGCCGACAACGGCAAGTTGGTGAAGTCCATTCTCAACAAGGCGGGCAGCCCGCTTGGTGAGTTGAGCCCGATCACGTTGCCGGAGGTGGGGTTCAACAAGGACAAGACCATCACCAAGCAGAAGTTCATCGACCACCTGAAGAGCCTGCTGCCGAAGGAGACTGGCCCGAAGAAGGTCACGGTCCGTCCTGAGAAGGACATCACCACCGGCACGATCGGCACGCCGCTGGAGAAGGACGGGCGCTTCGTCGCCCCGCCCAAGGCCGCTCCGAAGAAGGTCACGGTCCGCCCCGAGAAGGACATCACTACGGGCACGGTGGGTACTCCGCTGGAGAAGGATGGGCGCTTCAAGGCCAAGGAGAAGTTGCCCCATCAGCCGGGCGACCTCCTTACCGGTGAGCAGGTCAAGGCTCTCCCGGATGGGCACGTCATTGCGTGGCACACCCATGACGGTGCGACCCACCCCGATGTGCAGCACACCGGGATCAAGGCGGGCGACAAGGTCAACAACGACCATGGGACCCAGAACAACGTCAGCACACTTGCCATCGTGGCTAACTCGCACGATCCGAATTCTGCTTCTGTGATGAACAAGCATGGCGTTCACTACGTGGGCGGTCCCGGTGCAACGAAGTTGGATGTCTCGAAGTACAAGAACGAGTTCTCCAAGGCCGAAGAGCCGAAGTTGCCCACTGCATTGGAGAACTTCGACAAGCCTGAGGACACCGGACACGGACTTCAGCCGGGCGACCACGTTGATCAGGCTGCCTTCGACAAGTTGGTTCCCGGTGACCAGATCAAGACCTACCCGGGGGGCACGGTTTACTACACGCTGATGCCCGGTGGTCAGTCCTTCGAGTCCAGCCTGTCCGGCAGTCTCTTCGACAAGGAGGAGATGAACCCGACGGCCTACACCGGCATGGAGTTCAAGGGGCATGATGCTTCTCATGACGCTGTAACCCCGTCGGCTACCCCTGCGGCCTCTGAGGCTGAGATGCAGACGCACGACCAGGCTGTGGCGCAGACCCAGGAGTTCACTCCAGCGACGCAGGACCAGATCAACAACGCCGGTGTGGGCTCGCAGATGATCCTTCACTCAGTGAATGGGACTGAGTATCCCTTCACCATGGGTACTAACGGTCAGTGGCACAACCCTCAGATGGGTGAGTTCAGCCCCGACCAGATCGATGCCAGCAAGGGTCATTTCGAGATGACCAAGGAACTCAAGAAGTTGCCGACCGGCGACCCGAAGACCGTCGAGGAGATGCACGCCTTCCCGGAGAAGACGCAGTTCACCTACCACGCTGCATCCGGGACGATCTATGACGCGGCTAAGTCCACCTCGGGGACCGTGCAGATTGCAGGCCTGGGCAACTACACGCCCGAGGGTGTGAAGGACCAGATCACAGCCGGGAAGTTCCATGTGGAGCACATCCCCACTCCCGACGCTCATCCGCTCTCCCCTGCGGAGGTCGCTGCTCTCGGTGTGGGTTCCCGTGTCTTCTACTCGGGCGGCTTCGGTCGCGTCCTGGAGCGCAAGCCCGACGGCATGTGGCAGAGCCCCGGTGGGCAGGATGTGGGAGACGTTACCGGCATCGGTACGGCGCCCATCTACCTGGTCTCCGAGGCCGACAAGGGCGACCCGGCGAACATCGGCTACAGCCCTGAGATTCTGGATGCCAAGCCGAACAGCGTCGTGACCTACGCCGACGGTGCCGTGGCCAAGAAGATGGCCTACGCCTGGAACCTGTACAACTCGGATGGCGAGAGTGGAGGCACGCTCAACCCGGCCGTCGTCGCGCAGGACGTAGCCGATGGGCACGCGACACTGACCCACACCCCCACCGAGGCACAGCCCTTCGCACCCGGGAAGTACATCTCCAACGGCAAGGCCGCCATGCACGTCCTCCCGGACGGCACCGGTGTCTACGTCGCGAGCACGGGCACGACTTCCAAGTTGTCCAAGGCGAACGTGCTGAAGAACCACGACGCCGGGATGAGCAACTACCTGGGTGCCAACCACCCGGTGCCCGAGATTGCGCCCAAGGAGTCGAAGGCTCCTGGTGCGGTCACCAAGGCTGCCGTTGCCGTTCCGACGAGCAAGGACATCCCGGATGGCAACTACTACCTGAAGTCCAAGGCCGGTGACAGCATTCTCGTTACTGCCAATGGTCAGCAGGTGGCGAAGAACGGCGAGAACATCGGTGACCTGAAGAAGTTGAAGTTGGCCTTCAACAAGGGCCAGATCCTCGACCTCAACGGCACCTCGATTACACCGGTTGGCTACTCCGGTGGTGTCTCCCTGCTCGATACTCCGACGACCATTCCGGCTTTGCTCGACCTCCAGAAGTACCTGGATCAGCATCCGGACCTGTTCAAGACGCCCTACTGGTATGGCGTCACGGACAACTTGTCCGCTGCGGGTTTCCCTCTGTCGTTGAGCGCATTCGTCAAGGCGTACAACGAAACGGCCGGTCCGGGGATGGCAGCCACCACCGGGCACTACTTCATGCAGGACGCACCCGCGGATGTGAAGGAGGCGATGGCCAACTTCTTCTCGCAGTCGGTCGCAAATCTTCTTGCGAAGGTGGACACGGCGATCCCCGACGCCAACACGTCGGCCCTGTTCGACTGGACGACGAACGGCCAGGCGAAGCCCCCGCTCCAGTTGGTCTCGATCCCGAAGATCAGCAGCAGCACCGACCCGGCCACGCTCAACGCGTATGTGAAGCAGATCACTGAAGCACTCGGCGCGCAGAAGATTTTCAACCTGACCGGCATGACCAAGTACGCCAAGATGGATTGGATCAACGCGGTCAAGAAGGGCAACTTCGCCCACGCCTACGATTTGGAGGTCGCGTCACACTCGAACAAGGGGAAGGTGCACCCGTCGGGGTACCTGCACCCGGGCTACGAGGGCAATGCGGCGACGAACAAGATCCAGTGGGGTCCCGCAGTCGAGGGCGAGGTCCCGGCTGGTGTTCCGGTCGAGGGTAACTGGACCTCCATCGGTGTGGCTGCTTCCACCGAGGAGTTGCAGAACTACCTCATCGCAGCGCACATGCAGCACCCGGAGCACCTGACCCTCGCGCAGCAGCGTTCCTGGGTCACGTACCACCGCACCGGAGACAAGCAGGCCACGGATCAGTTGTCCGCCATGGCGGCTGTGAAGGCGCAGAACGGCGACCCTCAGATCAGTCCGACTCCGGTGTGGACGGACAACGTCCAGCCTGCGAAGTCGTACGCCGTGTGGTTCGACAAGGGTCCGTTCCCCACCGAGAACGACATCTACAACGGGCTCACCGACGCCCCGGCCGAGTACCTGAAGGACAACGCCGGGAACGCCGAACTCCAGAAGTCGTGGGACGCCTGGTCCTCGCCGTACAAGAACAACTACACCAGCCTTCAGGATATGGCACACGGCGGCTCCTGGGGCACGCAGAAGAAGTTCCTGACGGATCACTTCACCCGGCTCCGGGAGGAGGCTGCGGCGGAGGAAGCCAAGCCGAAGTTCTCGTTGGTGAAGGAGATTGCCCAGGGCCAGCATCCCGCCTACCTGGTGGAAGACCACGGCAATCAGTACATCTTCAAGCCGGTGGATCCGGGCAAGGACTACCGTGCAGAAATCGAGGCGGCTGCCCTGCAACTGGGCGCGCTCTGGGGCTTCACGGAGCCGACGGCATCCGTCCAGTCTCTACCGACTGCCTCCGGCGAGCCCATGTTCGGTGGCCAGGTTGGCCTCCTCCAGTCCCTGATCCCGAACGTCGGGAACATGAACTTCGCTGACGGCCCGGTGGACATCGCGAGCCTGCACCCGAAGCAGTTGGGCCAGATCGCTGCCGAGCACGTCCTGGACTGGGCGATCGACAACAACGACGGCCACGGCGACAACCTCCTGATGACCCCGGACGGCAACATCGTCGGCATTGACAAGGGTCGTGCCTTCGCTGCCTTCGGCACCTGGGACGGGCTGAACGGCCCCGGCATGAACTACCAGGCCGAGACCATCGCTTCCAAACTGTTCATGCTGGCCAAGGCCGGTGTGCTCACCCAGGAGCAGATGGATGGCGCGTACAAGGCGGCGCTGAAGGCTGCGAACAAGATTTTCAAGTCGCCGGATGCATCGGCTGTCTCGATCATCGCGAAGGGCCTGGCGAACCGGCCGCACTACCAGCAGGGTCCCGGCTCGAAGGAAGCCGTCATCCAGGCCTTCCTCGATCGCAAGCACGGGATCGTGGATGACATCAACAAGTTGTGGACGGGGATCTACGCCAAGTCCGGACTGACCAAGCCGGAGCCTCCCGTCAAGGCCTTGAACGAGGACTTGCAGTCTGGCTTCCATGAGCCCGACCTCAGCGCGGCCATTCAGGACAAGGCGGTGTGGGGCGTGACCACGTTCCACGCTTCTCCGGACATCAAGAAGGGTTCCGTCCTGATTTGGCAGGAGAAGAACTCCAACGGCGATCCGGTCGCCAAGGGGCTGTTCGCCGTCAACAAGTACGCCGAGGGCAAGTTGCTGTCCTGGCTTGATGGCCATCTCAGCACTGATACCAGTGGCTCGTACGCGAGTGCGCAGTCGCTGGCCAACTTCCCGAACATGGAGCCCTTCCGCAAGGCCCTCTCCACCGCGGGTCGCGAGGTCAGTGATCACCTGGAGTCCGGGAACCCCAGCCCGGAGGTCATGCAGAAGTTCCAGGAGACCAAGGATCAACTTCTTGCGGATGCCCAGTTCGGAGACACCCTTCCCGTCACTGCTGGGCAGGGCACCGATCCGATCAAGTTCCCCTCGGGCAATGCAGTGGATCCGGGCGCGCTGGGTCAGTACCGTGCTGCGCTCACCCACTACCTGGACGCCGCTTACGAGGTGGAGCAGGCGCAGAAGGAGCAGCGTAAGACCGAGAAGTCACTGTTCGGGATCTACCACCCGATCGCGGCGAAGACCACTCCGGCCACCTACCTGAACCCGGAGAAGGGTCTGGCCTACACCGAACTGACTACCGGAGACTTCATCACGAACATGGGGGTTGTGGTTCCGGCATCGCAGTTGCCTGACGGGGCGAAGGAGGGCTTGAACGGCTGGACTGCCATCAATGGGGCTCAGCAGTCCAGCGGGCTCACGGTGGTGAAGGAGCACGCGGGCGACCTGGCCGGGGCACTGAAGGAGGGCGGGCTCAAGGAGCAGTCCGACACCTTCAGCACCGCGGGCCACAATGGTTCGGAGTACGTCGTTCATCTGACTACCGGTGAGTACATCCGGTTCCGTAACAGCGATCACACCAGCACCGATCAGTCGCAGTGGGACCAGATCCGCTTCCGGCTCTCCGGTTCCGATCACGAGGCCAGCCTGTCTCGGGTGGAGGCCGTGCTCAATCAGATGGGCCTGGACATGTCCGGGGCCGAGCCTGAGCACACGGAGGACATCTACTGGAAGGAGATGTTCAATGCTCTGATCGGCAGCAGTCAGCAGATTCCGGCTGCTCAGAAGCAGGTTCTCGAAGACATGGCGCAACTCCGGAATGACCTCATGACGGAGCATGGTGTCTCGTACGACGGGATTGCGGACAAGCACCTGATCGAAGCCATTGCGGCGTCGAAGACGGTTGTTCCGGATCAGCATCAGTTCTGGCACGACAAGGCGGTGCAGGCATTCGGCCAGAAGAAGGTCGATGAGTGGCTGGCTGCGGAGAAGCACCTGCCGCAGTTCCAGCACTTTGATCTGGCCAACCCGGAGAAGACGACCGGTCACGCTTTCTGGAACCGGCTCGACTTCACCCTGGAGCAGATCCTGGCGAAGCAGACGCTGCTTGGTCAGGGCACCATGGGTAAGGACAAGTCGTTGGCCAACTTCATCAAGTCCGGTAACTCGATCAGCACCGAGGAGCGCTTGCGCATGCTTGGTGTATTCGGTCACGGTATCTCGAAGGAGTCCGACCAGCCCAAGGGTGGTGCCAACTACGTCTTCGCCCGTACCGCCTATGACAAGGCGAAGTACGAAGGGGCTGCGGGCTTCGGTCCGCACGTCATCTACTGGAACCCGGCGCTGTTCTTGCAGACCGGAACCAAGGGGTTCAACTACGACGCGTACGGCGAGCAGGACTCTCTATATAGAGCACAGGCCGACATCCTGAAGGCACTGCGCCACGGGAACATGGACAACGAGACCGACATCCAGAACGCCATCTCCGTCTTCGACTACATGGAAATCATGATCTTCGATCTGGCAGAGAACCGCAATGCCGCGATTCAGAAGATGAAGGCGCTCGGACATGCCATACTGCGTGGTGTACCCATCGAGGAGCGGCTGATCATGCGTCAGGACGTAAACAAGGCCATGGCGACCGTCATGGCGGCGTGGGGGAAGAACACATGAACATCCAAGGTGACCCTCGGGTCGAAGTGAAGCGGGTCTTCCCCTACGGGGCTCAGGCGGCGACGGAGAATCCGAATCAGCCGGACTTCAAGATCGTGGATGTCCAGGTCAAGCAGGCCGCGGATGGTGAATGGATCATGGGCGGCTGGGCCTACCCGAACAAGATGATGACCTTCGAACTCGCGGACGCCACCGAGACACCCCGAGGCTGGATCGTCTACAAGGGCAGCGTCCGCTACCTGCTCACCCCGCTGAGCCAGCAAGTGGGGCAAGCGCTCTACGCGGAGATTGAGGCGATCTGATGGCGCTCTATCTGATCCACTGCAAGCCCAATGGTGAGCCGGTCGGGATCTGGGACGACACCGGAGACCACGTCTACGCCGATCCGAAGTACGAGACCCGGGGGCAGTTGACCTTCGACTCCCGTGGGTCGAAGAACCCGTGGTCCTCCTTCGTGGACGGACTCAGTCGGGGCACGCCGCACGCTTCGCTGTGGCAGTCCGATGACACCCCGCTGGACAAGGGACAGGCGCTTGATCAGGCCCGGAGCCAGTACCAGGGGCTCAACAAACCTCCGCTCCGATAGTACAAGTCGAAATGACTGATGTAGCGGAAGTTGATGTTGACAACTCGCGCCCCCGCCTGAGTGGGGGTGGTGAGGGCCTTCTGCGCCCGGACTTCGGGTTCGCCGCAGCCGCCGCATCTCTACTGGGATGCGACCTCTCCCACTGGAACGGTGCCGTTGACATCGCGAAACTGGGCGCCCAGTTCGTCATCCTCAAGTTGGGGGGCTCGGATTCGGGCCGCTACACCGACCGGATGTACTCCACTTGGGCTCCCGAGGTTCGTGCCGCGAAGAAGCACCTCGGGCACTATTGGTTCAACGGAGCCGGTGACCCCGTTGCGGACGCCCGGTACTTCGTCGCGAACCTCTCGCACTACCAGGACGAGGATCTTCTTGTTCTAGACATTGAGTCGGAGATTCCGGGTACGCCATGGACTCCGTCGCATGCTCTGGCATGGTTCAAGGAGGTCCGGGCGCTGAAGCCGAAGGCTCGGCTCGTGGCCTACATGTCGTCCTCCGTGACGACTGCTTTCGATTGGTCCGAGGTCGTCAAGTTCGGTGTCGAACTCTGGGTCGCGAACTACGGAGCCAACACCGGGAGCAAGCCGTCGGGCACCCCGGTCGTCGGGCACTGGAAGAACTGGATCATCTGGCAGTACACCAGCGTCGGTCGCATCGCGGGTGTCCCCGGTGCGGTGGACCTCAACTTCGCACACCCCAGCCTCTTCGCTCCGCTTCCTGCTCCGACGCCGGTTCCCAAGCCGGTTCCCAAGCCTGTCCCCGCTGTGCCTACCAAGGCCGAGGGCACAGCCATTCAGGAGTGGGCCAAGCACGGTGGCTACACGGGTCCGATCGATGGTGACCCGCAGAAGTACACCTGGACGGCCTGCCAGGTCCTGCTCAAGAAGGACTGGGGCTACACCGGCATCGAGGACGGCGTTCCGGGCACCCTCACTTACGAGGCGTTCGAGCGTTTGGCCAAGGCTAAGGGCGGCTACACCGGCTCGGTGACCAATGGTGTGCCCGACGCTGCCCTCTGGGCTGCGGTCGCTAAGGCTGTCACCCCGGCCCCTGCGCATGTTCCTGCCCCGGTTCCTGCGCCCGCACCTGCTCCGGCCCCCAAGCCGATCCCAGCCCCTACTCCTACCCCGGCGCCTGTTCCCGCTCCGGTTCCCCCCAAGGATGACGCCATGCAGACCATTTACTCCCGTACCTTCGCTCCGAATCAGCCTGTCAAGCCCGCTGAATGGACCACCGTCGAACTGGACGGGAAGGGTGTCTTCTCCTTCATCATCGCCAATGAGGATGGGAACTACGACATCAACGCGTCGTTCCAGTTCGCAGGCATCCCGGTGGGAGACAGCGCGCAGGCACGTCTAGCGATCGTGGACGCCAACGGCAAGGTGCTGCACCAGACGCCGGTGGTGGAGTTCGCGGGCACGCCCGGCAGCACCTTCGCTGCCCTCGGGCGCTTCGTCGCACTGAAGAAGGGCGAACGTCTTCGCGTGCAGGTCGCGGCCTTCACGCCGGGCGTGGTCCTGGCCCGCGGCGACGTGCAGTGGCACTCCTAGTCCCAGTCGGTTGACCGGATCTGTCGCTTCGCGATACGGCGCTGCCGCTTCGCAGCGGAGTGCTTCGCCCACGCTAGGTACTTGTGCGTGTGCGAGACGTAGCGCCTGCACATCTTGCAGAAGGCGTCGTGCTCGTCTTGCTTCTCGTCCCTGTGTCCCATCATGTGCTAGATACTACACCCTCTAGAACAAGAACTCTAGCCTCGATCGTCTCTTGGCCAGCGAGCATGGCGCGGGTCACCCGATGGTGGCCGTCCTCCAGGTAGTTCTCTCCGCCCCAGACGATGACATGCGGATGAACGTCGCCCCCCACCGGGGTGGCCACTGGGCCAATGAGGGGCTGGAAGTAGATCCCATCCTGTGTGGCGGTGAGAGTATCGATCCGCACCGACTCCACTGGGACCTCTAGCCATGTCGCTGAGGTCTTCCCCGACGTGCCCCAGGGGCAGCCGTTCTCTCTGCTGATCACGCGGCGAAACACGTTTCTACTATCGGGATAGAACTGGATTCCGAGTCTGCCGATAGTACGTGTCATGGCTACCGGTCGTGCAATCGTCCCCCCAGTGCGGGGTGAGGGATTCGTAGAACTCGCGCGCTCGCGCAAGGGCCGCGTCTTCGAAAAGCAGATCCTCAATTACGGGGACCTGCTCTACCCGGGTGTCAAGGGTGGCAAGGTCCACATCGATGACGAGTGGGCCGACAAACTCATCACGAACTTCTCCAACGGAGTCTGCGACATCGTCCAGGTTCCGAAGGCTGGCCCGAATAACGAGCACACCGAAGACCCCGATCGCAACATCGGTGAGGTCATTGGGCTTGTGAAGCGCAACGGAAAGATTTACGCGCACCTCGATGCTCGTGATGCTGAGGCGGCTGAGAAGTTGGGCAAGACCCTTCTCGGGGCGTCAGCGATGCTGCACCTCGACTACACCGACACCAAGACGGGATCGAAGGTCGGGCCGACTCTTCTCCACGTCGCGGTCACAAACCGCCCGTATATCACGGGTCTTGAGGACTTCGAGGAAGTCCTCGCTGCTTCTGCCGATGGTAGTGGCGAAGAGGTCGTCATGCTGACGGCTACGGACAATCAGGAAGGAAGCGTCATGACGCTTGAGGAACTTCTTGCTGAGTTGAAGTCTGAGCACGGCATCGACGTTGCCGAACTCCAGACCAAGGCTGAGCAGAGCGAGATGGCCGCAGCCCTCTCCAACAAGATCGAGACCGAACTCGGTACTGCTGGCGTGCTCACGCTGAGCAATGGCGAGAAGGCAACCGCAGACGAACTCATCAACGCCATCGGAGAGGCCGGTCAGAAGATCGTCTCCCTCTCCTCGCGGGTGGACGAGTTGGTCGAGAAGGGTGCCAAGGACGCGGCGGCCTCTCGGGTCGAGGGTCTGGTCCGTAGCGGCCACATCCTCCCGAAGAACAAGGACGCCCAGATCGAACTTCTGCTCTCGAACAGCGACCTGTTCGAGAAGTTGCTTCCCGAGAAGCCTCTCGTGAAGTTGTCCAACAACGAGGAGGACGGCGAAGCCGGATTCCACGTCGAGGACGACCAGCAGAAGCAGACCGTCGAGGCCGAAGTTGCTCGTCTGACCCAGGTGGCAGACCAGCAGCGCGGGTTCGTTCGTTCCTGACCTCAACTCAACTCCCCAGATCAGATTTTAGGAGGGCACCATGACGAACTCTCTCGGGTTCTTCACGCAGTACCCCGGTAACGCAATTCCGGGTGCAGGCTTCACCAGTGGCAACAACTTCGTTGACGACGAGTTGCTGTTCTCCACGCACAACTACATCCAGAAGGGTGTGACGCTGGAGCCCGGAAACGGAGTTCTCCCGCTCGGCACCATCCTGGCTCGTCGTACCGACACCAAGCGCTACGTCGCGTACAACTCGGGCGGCTCCAACGGCACCAACGTCGCGCTGGGCATCCTGCGCAACACGGTGGACACCGGGACCGACTCGTCTGCCAACGCCCAGATCTGGCAGGCGAACATCCTCTACTCCGGCCTGCTCAAGTACTCCGCGGTCTCCGCGGCGAACTCGGGCGTCTCGCTGACCTCGGTGCTGAACGCCACGGTCAACACGACCGCGGGGTTCTTCAAGTTCTGATTCTGACATCGGGAAGTTGACGGTGCGGCAGGGCGCAATCCCTGCCAATCCGTGAGCGGCCCGAAAGCCACTCAATAGACCAGCCAAGTGACTCCTTTCGCGGGAGGGCGCAGGTCGGACACCACGGTGTCGCTGACATCAACCCCATCTATCCGAAAGGAAAGTCGAGATGTCCGTCATTTCGCTTCTCCAGCCCGTCGTACTGATGGGCGTGATTCAGAAGTTCACGACGCCGGAGAATCTGACGCTGCTGAACTCCGTTCAGAAGACCCCGTGGCCGTTCCCCACGGCCCAGTGGGAGGTCATCCGCGGTTCGCGCGCCATCGCGCGGCCCAACGTCCCGAACTCCGAGGCGCACGTCGTGCCCCGGCTCGGTCGCGAGAGCCAGTCGGCTGCCTTCATCTACCTCCGGGAGAAGAAGGTCTTCGAGCCGACCACGCTCCACTGGCTGCGCCAGGCTGCGAACAACACGTCCGAACTCGCCAAGGTCAACGCTGAGGCTGCTGTTCTTCGCGAGATTCAGGACCTCAACACACGGTTCGACAACTTCGCGGAGTTCCTGCTCTGGCAGTCCCTGACGGGCCAGATCACCCTGGACTACCCGGACGTGCAGGCGAGCGTGAACTACAAGTTCCTCTCGACGCACAAGCCGAGGGTCGTCGCCTCCTGGGCTTCCGCGACCGCCATCCAGATCATGTCGGACATCCGCGCCATCAAGCGCCTCATCCGCCGTGATGGCCGCGTCCAGGCCCAGGTCGCGTACGCGACTGAGCCCACCCTGGCGTACATCTTCAACGCCTTCGCCAACACCGGCACCCAGCCCGGAACGCTGCTGAGCGACCGCATGAAGGACATGTACTACAGCAACGGCACGCTGCCGGGGTTCATGGGCCTCGACTGGCAGGTTCAGGAGAACGTGTACGACGCCACCGGCGCCGCCTACACGGCCAACCCGACCAACCCCGGCCAGGAGCAGATGTTCCTCCCGGACAACGCTCTCGTCGTCGCCAACCTCCAGGACAACCGTCCGTTCGAACTCATCCAGGGCCCGACGGCCGACGATGAGGCCCCGGACGGGTTCACCGGCAAGTACGCGAAGACCTGGCAGGAGAAGGACCCCTCGGCCCGTCAGTACCTGCTGGAGTGGAACGTGCTCCCGATCATCACGCGCCCCGAGCAGATCGTCTACGTCGCGGATGTCACCGCTCCGTGAGCATGATGCTCTAGTGAAAGGCCCCGGCTAACCACCGGGGCCTTTCTCGTGGTACAGCAATTGTTCACTTGTGTGGTGTAGGGTGGTGGCATGTTCGAAAACGAACACCGCGACCTTCTACTGAAGTGGATGCGGAACATCAGCGCAGAGTTACGCGCTCTGCGGAGGGAGATTCATCACATGTCCGACGACCAGACCCACCTCGACGCCGACGTTCAGGCGCTCACCGATGGCCTCACCGCTGTGGAGGCGGAGATTGCGGCGCTGAAGAGCCAGCCGCAGGCTGCCGCGCTCAACTTCACGGCGCTCGACGCGGCCGTGGCCCGCATCAAGGGTGACGTGCCCGTGGCTCCGGCCCCCGCGCCCGCCCCCGCACCCACCCCGCCCGCCGTCTGAGTGGTAGGCTGACGCCTGCAACGGGCACTAGCCCGAAGAAGTGAAGGCCCCGAGTGCTCCGGACGGTGCATGAGGGGCCTTCGCGCTGTCTGGTAAAAGAAGAAATCAACTTCTCTTCTCGGCGTGTCGGGTGCATAGTGTATGCATGCCAGGAATGCGAGCGTACGACCAGCGGTTTCATGACCTACCTGCGTGGGCCAAGGAAGAACTCAAGGGGGCGCAGGAGGAGATAGATCGCCTACTCGCCACCGTCGCCCGTCTCGTCGGGAAGGAACAGACCACTGTCTCCATCCGGCGTGAGGATGCGGGTGGGGAGCAGATCAGACAGTTCATCCCCGAGGGCACCGGAGTAGATTTCGATCTACCGAACGGCTCTCGTCTCACCGTGAAGAGGGACGTGAACTCTCTACGCGTGACCGAGGGAACCGACACGTCACAGATCGTCGTGGTCCCCCAGACCACCGGTGTGATCAACATCGGAGTGCTCCGACAGAAGTAATTCTCCAGAGTTTACAACAAGAAGACTCTGGTCACCCATACTATATGTGCGGCGAACCGCCGATAGTACCAACAAGGAGGAAACGTGCCCGCACGTAATTCAGGCTCAGAGGAGCCGCTGGATCTAGACGATCTTCTCGGCACCGATGAGGACGTGGCTGCGGCTGTCGTCTCGGAGCACCCGGAGATGGTCCCTGCCGAGTCGGCTGAAGAGCGTCGCATCCGCGAACTCCAGGCTGAACTCGCCAAGCCCGCCCCGAAGAAGAACGCTCGGCCCACTCCCGAGAGCCAGTTGACGCCGGACCAGAAGAAGATCCGCGACCTCGAAGACCAACTCGCTCGCCGTCGTAGCCAGGAGGCGGACGACGCTGACACCGAGTGGGAGGAAGCCTCAGGTGAGGGAGAGCGAATTCTTCTTCATGTCTGCGAGGACGGCCTGATCGCCATGGGTGTCGTCTGGTACCGCGGCCAGGAGATTGAGTTCGTCGTCGGCTCCGAGGCCTACGAGCAGACCAAGGACCGCAACGGCGTCTCCTGGCTGGACATGCTGGACGACATCGACGCGCAGTTCGAGCGCTGGGGCGCCCAGTACATCAAGCGTGGTCCGTGGCGTGGCAAGAAGTGGGGAGACACCTCTGTGCTCTCCGACCCCGAGGAGATTGCAGCGGCCAAGACCGCTGCCGAAGCCGAGCGTCGGCGCAACCGCGCTGCACCCGTCATCCGCTAGTGAGGTAACCGATGCCCTACCCGACTTTCACCGCCCAAGATGTCGCTGACTTCTCGGGTAGGGACATCTCCTCCTACCCAGTTCCCTTCTCTACGATGGCGCTGCACCAGGCAGCCCTCCTCTTCAAGATTGCCACGGGCATCTCGGACGACCTCTACCCGACGGATCCGGACGCGGCCCAGATCGCCAGGTACGGCATCATCGCTCTAGCGGACGAACTCATTCTTCAGCAGCCGTTCCAGCAGATCGTTGCCTCTCCGATCAACTCCGAGAGCATCGGCTCGTACCACTACATGAAGTCGTACAGCCGCTCGGTGTCCACGGCATCGTTGAAGTTGCAGGGCAACACTTTCGCCAAGATGACGCGCTCGGCCATCATGGGCTCCGTCACGGGCTGCATGTGGTTCGACATCGCGGTGGACACCCTCGGACTCAAGAACTCGGCGCGTGGACAGTTCCTCAATGGGGGCATCGAAATCATGGAGCATGATGCTCCGCTGGTGACGGCCCAGGGCCTCAACCGTCGGATGCTTTCGCCTTCCGACCTGAACCTCTTCGACTTCTCCATGGGCGGCCTGGGCGGGATCGGCTGGGACCCGGCTCAGGGCTATGGGAACGTTCCGATCTACATCGCAGGCCAGCCGCAGCCGTCCGCTCCCCCGCAGGCCTCCATCATCAGTGGGTCAGCGGAAGGTATCGAGTACCCGAACGACCAGCAGGGCTTCTTCGAGTAGGTCATTTCTCTCCTGCCGATTGTAGAGAGGGAGCCCTCAGGGCTGGACCCAATCGGAAGGTAACTCATGGCACTCGATAGGCGCAGGGTCACAATGACCAATGCCGTCGCCACCGCAAACGGGGTGGAGATTCACCAGGCTGAGGACTTCGTAGACATCGAGCACATCGATGAGTACGTGGCCGACGCGAAGACTCGCTGGCAGGCCGTCACGGTCGGAGACGAGCCGGACGATGGCCCCGCTGGGGCCGACGGCACGTATGACGTGGTTGCTGCCACCAATCCCCCGCAGGAGGGCTGATCCATGGTACGCAACAACACGATGCTGAACACCCTCGCGAACGCCTACAAGGGCGCGGCGGTGTACGGCGCTCTCTTCACCGGCGCCGGTCCGGCCTCCGGTGCGTCGAACACTGCTTCCAACGAGTGCACGGGTGGTTCTCCCGCCTATGCACGGAAGGTGCTCGCCTGGGGCTCCCCGGCTGCCGGTGTCGTCTCCTCGACTGCGGTCACCTTCGACATCGCTTCGGGCACGACGGTGACGTACTTCGGTGTGACCACCTCCGGTACTGCGGCCACCGCGGACGTGCAGGACTCGGTCTCGATCACCTCGCAGAACTTCGCGTCGCAGGGGACCTACCAGATCACCCCGACCTACACCCAGACCTGATCCGGGGGAACGCTGACTGGGGGCCGACTGCCACGAGCGGTCGGCCCCTTTTCGGTCCTAGGCAGAACAAGATTTAGGAAGGACCAGGCCCATGGCCGATTCCTCGGTAGCGATCACAGCCGGTACAGGCACGCCCATCCGTGTACTGACTGCCTTGGGCACCGCGAGTGCCGACCAGCAGGTCATCACCATCGCGGACTCTTCCGGCAACCTTCTTGGTACGCAGGCCGCTCCTATTCCGGTTTCGATTGCGCAGAGCGGGGGCCAGACCACTACCTCGGGCACCATCTCCGCGTCTGCGACGAACACTCCAGGCACGGCAGTCACCGCCTCCACCACGGCACAGATCGTACGGCAGCCCTGCCCGGGGTGGCCTACTTCCGTGTCCGCTGCTCGGCTTTCACGTCGGGCACCATCGCGGTCCTCATGGCCCCCGGTCCCACGTTGGTGGAACCGAACCCGTCGCTTGCAGCGTCCAGCGCTGTCATCGGCACCGTCGTGGATTCGCCCATCCTGACCGCGGTGGCCACGATGACCACTGTGGTGAACTCTGCACCGGGTGCTACGGGCACGATTGGCCACGCCGCAGCGACCATCACGGCTGCGGTCACCACTGCCGCTGCCTTCCTCAGCGCTCCGGGCGCGGGGCTCTCGATCTACATCACCGACATCAATGCCACGAACTCCGGGGCATCGGCCACGCTTGTGTCTCTATTCGCGGGCGCTGCAACGGTGCCTCTCGCTGCGAAGTACCTCCCTGTGACAAGCAGTGCGCCGCCCACCTCGTACCACACTCCGATCCGTGTCGGGACCGCGACGGCTCTGAACTACACCAACTCGGTGGCATCCACTTCGGTCTTCGTGCAGGTCACGTACTACGTCGCCCCGTAGGAGGTGTAAGCCGTGCCCGGAACCTTTGTCTCCTCTTCTAGCAACCACGTTGTTGGCGCATCTTCCCTGACCGGCACCATCGTGGTGAACGCGCCAGCGAGTATCGCCTCCGGCAACCTTCTTGTCGCTGTTTTTACCAACTCCCACAACGGTGGCGTTCAGAGCGACTTGACTGCGCCCTCCGGGTGGACACGGGCCGATTCAGCGTTCTTCCGCAGCACGGTCGGTACCGGTTCGGTATTCTGGAAAGTCGCCTCTGGGGCCGAACCTTCGACTTACACCTTCACGAGCACATACTCGTCTGCGGGCGGCCACTATTTGAACACTGCCATTCTCCAGTACGCAAGCATCGACCCCATCACTCCTGTGTCGGCCGCGCCCGTTTGGACGGCATACACCTCGGGTACGACTGCGCCTGCCGCCGCCAGCGTGACCCCTACGACCGCGAACGGCACCTCGATCGAGGCGTGGGCTGGCTTCAACGGGGGCTCGGTCACCACCTTCCCCTCAGGAGCCATTGGCCGCACCTCATATACCGACTCCTCGAACTACAGCCTCTATACCGCTGACGCCCCGCTGACCGCTGGGGCTGGGACGGCGACTGGATCGAAAACTCCGACCACCAGTTCGGATGACTGGATCAGCGTCCAGTTGGTGCTCAACCCCCGGACGACGGCAGCCTATTCAGCCAGCGCGGCGCTTTCAGGTTCTGGATCCCTTTCTGCATCTCTGCTCCCTGGCCTGGCCTCCTCTGCAACTCTCGCGGGCTCGGGCGGCCTGACCGCGGTCAACGTTCCCAACATCGTCTTTTCTGGCGGTATGGGGGGCGCTGGTGCGCTGACCGCGACCAACACCCCCTCGGTCATCACGACTGCTGCCCTCTCCGGAGCCGGTGCACTGACCGCTGCCAACCTGCCCTCTTTCCCCATCACCCCCCAGTTGGCCGGTGCAGGAGCACTGACCGCGACCAACACTCCCTCCTTCTCGATCACCCCGCAGTTGGCAGGTGCTGGGTCACTGAGCACCACCGTCCTGCCCAGCCTGATCCTCACTCCGCAGTTGTCCGGCGCGGGTGCACTGAGTGCCACGAACACCCCTAGCCTGATTTTGGCGACGGCCCTGGCAGGGGCGGGGGTGCTGTCGGGCGCTGTCACCGCTCTATCGATCACCCTGGCCCAGTCGCTCACGGGAACCGGTGCCCTGACCGCGACCCTGAAGCCGATCGAGGTCACCACCGCTGCACTCTCCGGAGCAGGCTCTTTGACGGTGGCCCCGCTCGTCTTCGAAGCCACGACGGCTGCCCTCTCTGGAGCAGGTGCGCTGACGGCGACCAACCTGCCATCCTTCCCCATCACTCCCCAGTTGACCGGTGCGGGTTCCTTGACCTCGGTCGGTGGCCCGCTCTACACCGCTACGGCCACGCTCTCTGGCACTGGCTCGCTGACGGCCACCAACCTGCCCAGCCTGATCCTGGCCTCCAGCCTGACCGGCTCCGGCACGCTGTCCAGCACGGTCAAGCCGGGCCTGATTCTGGCGACCGCGCTCACTGGTGCCGGTGCTCTGACCGGAGCCGTCTCCGGTCTCTCGCTTATTTCTGCTTCTACCCTCACCGGCGCTGGCGCCCTCTCAGTGTCGGCTACACCTATCTTGGTGACCACAGCGGGGCTGTCCGGTGCAGGCACCCTGACCTACATCGGTGGCCCGCTCTACACCGCGACCGCATCCTTCTCGGGCACTGGCTCTCTGGCGGCTCCTGTGCTGCCTTCGCTGATTCTCGCTACAGCACTTACGGGCGCTGGCTCGCTGACGGCCACCAACCTGCCCAGCCTGATCT